ACACAATCAGACACCAGACACCAGTGCAGACTATACAACACTGGGAGCAGGAACAGCAACGATTGCAGAAGAAGGATTGCAAATCAGCACCACATCCACACAAATCAGAGAATACACCTATCAAGGCAACATCTTTTTCAGTCAGTTCTACAGATTCAAGATGCGAGTGGAGACCGGCAACACTGTCACTGGTGATCACATATGCTGGAGAATCCAGAACACTGATGGCGCAAACTCCTATTCACTAAAGCTGAGATTTGGAACCAGTCAGTTTGTTGTGCGTGATCACACTTCTGCACTGGCCACAATCAATCTGGACTTGACCAAAACACATGAGTTCATGGTGTTTCAAAATAAAACTGATGTGAAAGTGTATCATCGTGAATGGGATGAAAAGCAAGCAAAGAAATGGACTGAAACAGCAGTGACATTGGCAACACAGCCAGCAGGCCTAACAGGAACACTGGAATGGGGTCATGTGACACTTAGTGGAGTTGCAATGGAATCATACTGGAGTGAAATGCATATCTCTGATGGCTCCAGTGGCAAACCAAACACAGAATCACGGGGCGCAGTGTATCCAACTTATGGTTCATTCACATACATTGATGAAGGTTTGTTGTTGTCTGCCAAAGACAGTCCAGCGCGCGCAGAGGACCAGTACACCATCAAACCGCGGTTTGATTTCCCAGTTGAAAACATCTTTTATGATGTCTCATTGTCTCCAAGAGTTGTCTGGAGAAGCAAAGATGATTCAGCAGCTGAGCGCATTGCATTTTTCACTGATCCAGTTGTGCAGGCAACTGCCAAATCATTGGGCCTGTCTGATGTGGTGGGTGTGCATCTTTCCAATATCAACTGGAGAACTGCAAAACTGCGTTCATGGAATGGAGCCAGTTGGGATGACCTTGCAACAATAGATTCCAGCACTGGTCTGGTTGGCGACTTCAAGCGCAGTGGTTCAACACTGTATTCCAGCACAGTATCCAAGGACTTCTATTTGAAATACAATGAAGCTGCTGGATGGAGAGCAGAACTGACATCTGGTGATGATACACACATTGTTCAAATCAAACAGAACAGTGAAGGTCTTTTCAGTGATGCATCAGACTCCAAGCAGACAGTTCTGGTGATTGACACTGCACTGACTGACCCAAGCACACTGCCAACCAGTGGAACACTGAAACTGATGCCAACCAGCATCACATTGGTTGCAGACCTGTTTCAGAATGCTGTTGGTGCAGGTGGATTTGCTTTTGCAATCGAGATTGACAACCAGAGCACACTGGAAGGATACTATCAGATTGGATGCATGGTGTTTGGCAATGTGTATTTCATGGCACCACAGTATCAAAGAGGGCGCACAGTCAGTTTTGATCCCAATGTTCAAGCATATGAAACCAATGATGGCCAATACTATGCACGCAAGATGTCTGATGGCCGGCGAAGCTTTAGAATAGGTTGGACAGAACCAGTGGACACCAGAGATATAATGGCACTGAATCCAGACTATTGGCAATACTCCACAAGTGCTGATGCAAGACCAGTTGCACATTATGGAGATGCTGTCTTTGGTATGCTGGGAATAGCACAGTATATGTCAGAGCAGAGACCAATGGTGTACTTGCCTTCATTGACCAAGCAGACTGGTGAAGATGCCAGTGAACTATTCAACAGATACCACAATCAAGCACTGGTCAGAATGAGTGGAGCAGTCACAATGGATTCTGTTCTTGGGGATGAAGAAACTGATGAACTGTTCAGATTGTCAACAGTGAATCTTGTGGAGATTGAATAATGATACATCCAGATGATGCATCAGGTGGAGAAATCTGCTTTTTGTTAGATGTTGACTGGCTTGGAATGACATACCGGTTCAGCACTGTTCCCATTGATTTGATTGATGCACAGACCAATCAAACATTCAGATACAATGGTGGTCTTGGTGATCCAAGTGTGGACCAGCAGACAGAGTTTGTTGGATTCAACATTGATGGCAACAGTGTTTCATTGGACTTGACTTGGAATGACATTGATTGGATTGCAGAGTGGAAGCAGGGCCGCAGTTTGGATTTAGCTGATGCAGAACTGTCCATGATTATTGTCAAAGATGGCAACACACTGTTCAAGCATGAAGACCGAGTGTTGCTGTTCACGGGAAAAGTCAAAGATCCAATCATTGGCACTCCAACAAAACCAGCAGGCAACATCATATTCAGTATTGAGAACAGCACCAATCTGGTTCAGAAGAAGCTTCTGGACAACTCATTTGAGATTGATCCTTTTGTCTTTCCAGGACTGGACCAACGTGCAGCGACTTTGGGCAAGATTATTGATGTTCCAGTTGGGCAATATGTTCCATTTGTATTTGGACAGGTTGGAAACTGGCCACTCAGGTCTTCAGGTAGTGCAAGGTTTGAGACCATCAGTGATGCCAAGGTGACACCAGCATACATCATTGATGCAACTGGTTCAGGTGCAGCCATTGAAATCACTTTGATCATTGCCATGGGTGAAGTTGCTGCAAGTCGCATCAGAATCTTTGATGATGCCGGTGGAAACTTTGTCAACAATGTATCCACAGCATTGAATGCTGATGGCAACCGGTATGCATTCACCACATACAAAGTTGGCCATGTCATTGAAGATAATTCTTTTGTACCTGGACTGGATGAAGACCAGACATTTTGGTGCAGCTGGGGAGAGTTTGGAGAAGGCATCCAAGACCCATTGACAGGACAAAGTCTGTCTGGTGGTGGGAATCTCTCCATATTTTGTCTGGAGCGAAGTGGACTATCATATAATAGAGAAGCATGGATTGGATTGCTGCCAGTGCTGAACCGGTACAAGTTTGCAGGGTTCATGAATGATCCCAGTGTGCTGGTTATGGATTGGTACAAACAGAACATTGTGAAAAATCTTCCAATAGAAGTCTTTCCAGGTGAACGGGGTATTGAACCAAGATTGAATCTGTACTTCACTCAGGATCAAATCAGACCACAGCACCACATTCTGGAATCTGGAATGTTTGAAGTCCAGACAGGTCTGCAGCCTTTGCCAGTTGACCCAATCAACAAAGTGACCATCAAATATTGCTATACTGCCAGACTTGATCACTATCTTGCAAGCATCTCCATTGATCCAGAGCACACTGGAAATCAGAACCCATTTGTGCAGCGCGATCCAGTCAGTGATTTGTCTTTCAGTCGGTTTGGATTGCGTGAAGTGGTGATGGAACTTCCATTTGTTTGGGATTTGCATACTGCCTACAGGATAGCCAGAGACAGAATCAGAATCAGTGGATTGGGTGCATTTGGTGTAGAAGTGTTTGCATTTCCTCAGTTTGGATACCTTCAGATTGGAGATGTGATCAGCTTCACCAGCACAAATCTGCAACTGGATGCACACAAATGCCAGATTGTTGGAAAAAGCTGGAGTGGTGGAAAGTGGAGATTTGTACTGCATATGGAAGAAAACACCATGGTCAATGCCAGACAACTTGCATGAATGACACTTGAATGATGTTAAAATGTGCGCATGATAGTATTCATTGACAGACAACATGCAGGCAAACCAAGCAAGATTGATGACCGTGGTGCAGCTGTGGACATCAATGGTGATGGAGACATTGCCAGTGATGAAAAAGAAGCGCACTGGACTGGTTATATCAGTTTGATACTGGAACAAAGATTGCTTCAAATGGGACACAAAGTGATTCCAATCAGTGATGGTTCATACGCTTCCAGGCATGCAAGGGTCAATGAATATGCCAGCAGATACAATGAACCAATGGTATATCTGGCCATGCATCTCAATGCTGGTGGTGGTCATTATGGGTCATTCTTTTATGATTGCCGCAGCAGCGCAGGAAAAGCACTGGCAGAACAACTTTGTGATGGAATGCGCTCCACAATCAAGACCATAAAAACATTCAAATCAATAGAGTGCAAACCGGATGACTGGACAAAGAACGCTTTTTATACAATCAAAGGAGTTGGGAGACCAGTTGCAATATGCTGTGAACCCATCTTCATGGATACTCATATTGATTTGTTGAATGCCTATGGTGCAGCCCAGATTGCTCTTGGTATGGCTCATGGTCTCAACAAATGGGAGCATAAACAATGACAGAACAAATCATGATTCAAGCACTGACTGGACCAGTTGCAGCTTTAGCATTGTGTTTGCTGGCCATCTATGGCATTGGGAAATGGTTGGCGAATCACCTTCCAAAATGGGTTGACAGACATCTGAAGCAGATTGACAACATTGTGGAATCACACCACCAGGACAGAGAAGTTTATAAAGAAGGATTGACCACACTAACAACCAGCCTAACTAGCTTGCGTGGTGAAGTGGATGTGATCAAAGATGATGTGAAGGAAATCAAGCATTCAATCAAATGATATGTAAAAGAATCAGCCTTTTCTTTACATAGGAGATTCAATGATTTTGATTATGTGTTCATCCAATCCATAATCCAGAAAAGAAATCTTCTTGAATATGGTGTGGTCATTCTTGTTCTGAACCATGAATCTTGGGAAACATTCAAAATACTGGTCCACAACTGTCAGCAGCTGCACAGTTGGAATCATGGCAATGTATGACTTTCCTTGAAAGAAGAATCCTTCAATGGTCCAATCAGACAACAGACCACCAGAGTGAAATGCATCCAACCTGCTATCCAACTCCAATTTCCTGAAAGGGTCACTGGTCCTTTTCCATCTCAGTGCAAAGTGTTGTCTGGGCATCCCCTTCCAAACTCTGGCAGCAATGGTGGTGGTGTCAGCTCCATTTGTGATCACATAATCAATGCCATGTTCATAATCCAACGGTTCACCATTGCACGAGTGCCAGACACCTGGAAACCGAGTCTGCACCAATGGCAATATCCACTTTTCAAAGTTCTGTTCACCATAGGTCATCCGGTCTTTGCGATTCATTACATTCATGGCACCAGTATAACATCAAATATATTCATTTTACTGTGCATGAATGTGAACAAATGGTGTATATATATAAACATCAATCAATCATGATTGAGATGTTCAAAGAGGTACAAAATGAACAAGCACACCAAAGACACAATCACAGGTCATATCATGGTGACCGGTGGATTTTTCCTGATTATTGCAATGTATGCAGCACTTTGCTGGATGGCTGGAGTATGACATCTTCAATCATCTATATTCTGATTGTGGTTCTGAACCCATTCACTGATGCAGAAACCAAAGTGTTTCATTCATTTGCAGCTGCAGTGAGATATGCACTCCAGTTGTTTGACCTGTCTGAACTGTCATGGCCACAGTTTCAAGATTGGTTGATTCAAAACAGACCATTCACACAAGTACAAATCCAACAGTTCACCATGGAGTTATGATGAACACACCAGAGACAATCCAGAAATACATGACTGAACTTGATTGGTCTGTCATTGATCTAGCACGCAAAACATTGATTCATCATTTACTGTTGGAAAAATACTTTGCTGGAAAAGAACCATTAACCCAAAACCAAGTGATGATCATCATCAACAAAATTACGCTGCACTATCCCCAGGAGCAGCACTGGAACATTTACCATGAAATCATTGTGCAACCAGAAATGAGAGGAAAGAACAAATGAGAAACAACAAACTTGAAAATATAAATCAAAAAGTATTGGAAGTGATCGAACATCTTGCTTCTAAAGCTGAATTTGCATGGATTGAAATGGCCAGAATCAATGATGATGGGTCTGAAGATCGTGTATATCGTGAAGTCAGAACACTTCATGAAATGAAAGAATCTGTCAGTATTTGGGAAACATACACAAAAACACATCCTGAAAGTGAAATCAAGTTTCACATTGACATCAACTGTGAAGAACACCCATATGAGTTTGATGACTTTAGTTATTACACAGACATCATTGATACTGGTTCAACCATCTTGACCATTGCTGAAATCATTGAAGTTTTTGGAGGTGAACAATGAAAAATATAAGAGAATACATCAAAGAGCATGGAAGGGTCGCAGCGCGCATCAAGTTTGGAACCAGCATTGATGATATGCCTATCAAGATTGCAGGTTGCAAAGTGGGTGTGTTGTCACGCTACCACCATGACCAGTATGGATGTTGGGTATGGCAAGCTTTAGTGGAATACAATCATCAAGAATACATCTTCATTGACTTTGAGAACCAGCAGAACTGTTTGGATTGGGCAAAGAGAAAAGTGGAAGCACTCATGAATCCAATGTTTGGCATGATG